ATTATACCACAAAAATTGACTAATTGTCAACCTTTTTCTGAGTTTATATCTCGGGTTTTTAAATCTTTTAGAATAGCATCTTTCATATCATCAGTATAATCAAGCCAATCGAATATTTCATTCATATGACGTTTACAGCCAATACAGAAGTTTTTCTCATTATACTTGCATATGCTTATACAAGGACTTTTAGTATTGAGTGGATGAAAAGCCACTCTTAGCCAATCATGACACCTAACGGTGCAGAGCCATCAATATATAGTTTCAATTCAGTTTCTAATTTCTCTATCTCAACTGCCGCTTCTGCTTTTAAGGCATCACCATTTAATGAAACTCCGCCTTGGGCGCCAGGAAGTGTAGCGAATTTAGAACGTGCTTCACCAATCATCTTCTTACAATATGCTAATGAGTAATCTCTCATCCATGATTTTAAATATGGGTCTGTTAGTAATTGGTCTTCTGAACGTTCTAAGTAAACATGAAGAAGAACCATCTCATCTGCTCTCATTTTTCTTAAGAGTTTTAATTTATGAGTAGTTGGATTCCAAATAAATTGAATATCAGTTGCCGCAACTCTGTTTAGAGTTTCACGGTACTGAGAGAATAATTCGTATGTTGAAATACCACCAACGTGATTGTTCATAAAGAAATATGAATTCGCATATGCTAATTCAAATGGGTCCATATCAACACCAGAGGATATACCATGTCCAAAAGAACGATGATGTATCTTTTTTACTTCTGTTATTTCTTTAGGAAGTGAGTATTCTTCAACCTCTTTCTTTAGTTCAATAGTATAAAAATCTTCTTGTACTGCGTTCTCTGAACGTTGTCTTATTTTATCTACTGAAACATCAATTGCAAGGTCATAATGTTCTGGGTCTAATTCAATGTCAATCATACCGTCACCAAGTAACAGTCTAATCTGCTTAATTACATCATTTTTTATCTTATTGCGTTGTTTTGCCATGCTTGACCTCAAATACGTTTATAGTAAACTACTTATAACAGTATTTATCAAAAAACTTTTATAATCAAACAATTGACATTGCATCTTCCATTCATTTTAATCTCAACACTGTTAATAGCATCAAATTCTTTGATTATTGTACGTTTTGCACCCTTTTTAAAGACTGCTAACTGGTCAAGTGGCTTTCTAAGTGTCTTACATACACTTTTTTCTTCACTAAATCCTTTAATAGTACTTCCTTTGACACTTAATCCTGAGCCTTCTCTACCCAATCCCATAGGGTCTATATTTCGTGCGTGATATATTCCTAGTTTTCTTGTCTTAGAATTATATACAACGGCACCATTTGCCCCTACTATGTCAGCAGGATTAATACTAATTGATTTAGTTTCAGCATGGTGGTCTAGATATTTGAAATTTTTGACTTGCTTCTCTGCACTTATTATCTTCTTCTTACGTGGTTTTCTATTTGCTTTTCCTTTTAATACGATATTATCACACGCATCTATTATCGTCTTGTACATTTTAAATTGGTTCTTTATAACATCTTTAGTCATATGAGAATAACCTTCTTTCAACTGATTATGCATATCCTTCTCATGTTCATTCATATCTTTTGTGTTTGGCGGATTAACAAGTTCATTAAAATCAGCAAACATCGGTTGATACATTGTTGCTATCAATTTAGCATGATTTGGTTTTGCACCAACAATCAATAGCATTCTTTGTGGGTCAAACTTTGTTAACATCTTAGTTGAGCCGTCATAGTCTTCGATAAAATCTTCAATCTTATCTGACATTTCTAAAGACTTGTTGAATAAAAGTTGTTGTATCGATGGTTTATATTTTGTCACGTTGATTTTCTCTTCCACTGCTTTTTCTTTTTTAATTTTTTTCCCAATTTCTATAATAGAATCTATATCCTTCTTGACTTCTTTGATTGCGGATGGCATCTTATCACTCATAAGTCCTTCCATGGTTTTCATATATGCTGAAACACCCTCATGATTATCTGGCATTCCTTTAGATAATGCTCTGACATATCCACCAAGCGTACTCTTAGTTCGCCAGTCTTCTGCTGACTTGTATGCTCTGATATCTTCTTTTGAGTACCCGTTAGAGGGCATCCAGTCTGCTACCCAAGAAACAAAATCTTTTGTCTTAAAGTAATAACTGTAATAATATGCAACACGAGAACGTTCTCTGTAGTATTTTTCTCCTGTCCACTTATCTGCATCTTTCCATTCTGGCTCTAGACCAATAAATGCTTCGTCAGAATATTTACTTTTCGCTGATTTCTTTTTTCTTCTTATCATTGTTGTCACTAGTCGTCTCTCATCTTTTTATATATCAATAATATTAAGTATTATATGATAACTTCATCTTTTTGTCAAGTTTTGTGCGTTTTATTATCAAATCTTGCTGTTTTAGTATTCATATCTACTTCTCTAATGTAATCTATTATCTCTACATCAAGTGCATTTATTAATAACGCACTCCTAAATTCATTACTGTTATTCGGCATCGTACTATGTAATGTTCTCGAATTATACATTAACGCATCACCAGGATTTGAAACAAACTGAAAACCTTTTGTCGTTAATAGATTATTATATTCTTGTTGATTGTCTTCTATATCTTTATAATAAAACTTATCCCTATATGAACCAGGCAAAATACAAGTCGCACCATTCTGAAGTGTGAACTTATCTAATGGAATGATACATTGTACTCCGAATACTTCTTCATTTAGTGTACGAGCATATTTTTCAAATCTATAAGGCGTATCAACATGAGCCCTAATCTTTGTACTTCCTGGTCTTGTTGTAATTGTATCAACTATATGAATGTCCCATTTCTTACCTTGAAACATCGCATCTATATGTCTACTCAAAACATCTATTATAGGCTGCCACATCTCTCGTGGTGGCTCTTTTGACCAACAGACGTTATATTCTCTACCTTTACGATGTTTTGCGTGATATTCCCCATCCACAGCGTTTCCACGGTGTATATTGTCTGGGTTCATCGCCCAGAGTTTAAACTGTCTTACTGCAAACGGAGAAAGAAGTTCTTTTATTGAGATGTAATCTGAATTGTTCATTATTTCATACCTTCCTAAAAGGTTATTTATAAATTAAAAATTATATTACACTATTATATGATAAATACACATAGAAGTCAAATTATGGAGAACATTTATTATGGCAAGACTTAGCCTATGGAATTCGAAAAAGGGTAACGATTATAAATTTATCGACAAACAAGTGAAAGCACACTTTGACCATGGCGGGACATCTCTTTTGGTCCATAAGTATATTGGCTCACAAGATAAAACTGCCGCGGACTATGACCCGGCATCGCCTGCAATACAAGATTTACTCTTTTTAGAGAACAGAGATAGAAAGTATGATAAAGATTTATACGACTTACGAGGCGTATATACTGTATCTGACCAAGATTTCGAATTATCACAATTCGGAATGTTTCTAGGCAATGACCAACAAGTGTTTACTCTCCATTTAAACGAAATGGTCAATTTACTAGGTCGTAAACTAATGACTGGTGATGTAATCGAACTTCCTCATATGCGTGAAGACATGATGTTAGAAGGCAACGATGGTGTTGAACCTGATGCTGTTAATCAATATTGGGTAGTACAAGAAGCAACAAAGAGTGCTGAAGGATTTGACGCTGGTTGGTGGCCACATGTTTGGCGAGTTCGTTGTAAACAATTACAAGATACACAAGAGTACAAAGATATTCTTGGTACTGGTGAAGATGCCGCAGACTTGAAGAATATTTTGTCAACTTATAATAAAGAATTACAAATCACTGATGCTGTCGTACAAGAAGCAAAAGACAATGTTCCTGGAAAATACTGGGATTATAGAACAAATAACTTACAGTATGCAACTCAAGCCAATCATCCAGATGATGTAGACTACGCAACAGTCGCCTCTGGAAAGAAATTTCCAGATTCTCCGTCTAGTGATTCATATTTCTTAAGAACAGATTACAAACCATCAAGGTTATTTCAATATAGAGATAATAAGTGGTACAGAATCAATGACGATGATGGAGCATGGGAAGTTGGACACGCATTACATCATCAATTTATTAATAATGCAGGAACAGTAAAACTAGATGATGGTACTACTATTACATCAAAAGTCAATCTGTCAAAAGCAGTGAGACCAAAGGTAGACTAATATGGCACAACAACATTTCTATGACAATCAGATTCGAAGATACATTCTACAATTTATTAGAATGTTTAGTGGATTCACAGTTAAAACTGGAAGCAAAATGGATGATGGGACAACTGACTATTACATCAGAGTTCCAGCAAGATATGGAGATGTATCTCGTATGGCGGCAACTATTCTCAAAGGAAACTCTGAGAATGTAGTTAACTCTGCGCCATTTATTGCGGCTCATGTTCAAAGTTTACAACCAGATAGACAAAGATTACAAGAACCATTTTTTAATGATGCGGTAAGTGTCAATGAAAGAAAATTTGATTCTACTACAAATGCGTATACTAGTGAACCAGGTAACAAATATAGTGTAAAACGATTAATGCCAGTTCCTTACTTATTGAACATGCAAGTTGATGTTTGGACTTCTAATACAGACCAAAAACTTCAATTGCTTGAGCAAATGCTAGTATTATTCAATCCAGCATTAGAAATACAACACAACGATAATCCTGTAGACTGGACTACTATTACAGTAGTAGAAATGACTGACTTACAGTGGACAAGCAGAGGAATACCAGCAGGTGTTGAAGACCAAATTGATATCGCAACAATGATATTTCAAATTCCTATTTGGATTAATCCACCAGCACAGGTAACAAGACAAAACGTAATTAGAAATGTTATTAATAACATTTACACGTATTCAGATTTAGATACAATTGATTACGACCCAGATGCATTTGAATTCTTCGCAGACTTACAGGCACAATCAAGTGTCATTGTAACTCCAGGAAACTATGCTTTACGAGTTTATGAAAATGGTAGTGATGTATGGTGTAGTCCATATGCAAATGGAAACTATAATGATAATATTCCTTGGTCAAAAGTATTAAAAGAATATGGTACATTAGATAGCGGAGTATCAAGGCTTCGATTAAAATATCATGGAGAAGTAGAAGACCTTAATGCCGATGTTATCGGTACATTATCAACTGTTACTGGTGTAGATAATGCATTACAGTTTACAATAGACCCTGCTACTCTACCAACAAACACAGTAACTTCTGTAGATAGAATTATTAATGCCTCTACAGCAAAACCAGGATTTAATGGTATTCCCGCAGTAGCATCAGGACAAAGATACCTAACTTTAGATTCTGCTAAAGCCACTAGTGTTTGGGGAATTGAAATTGCGACTGGTGACATCTTAGAATACAATGGAACAGCATGGGTAAAAAGTTTTGATGCAAGTGCTAACGCAACACGTGAGTATGTAACAAATACTTTTTCTTCTCAACAATTCAAGTTTGAAAAGGGAGAATGGACGGACACTTATCAAGGAATATATGATGGTGGATACTGGAGAATGGAACTAGTAGTGACCCCATAATGAAAGAATCAAGAATTAGAGCGGCAGGTGGTTGTATAGTCGCAAAAGACACACATAGAATACTTCTTCAACAAAGAACAATTGATGGTTCATTTCCAAGAAATTGGGGATTCTTTGGTGGTAAAGTTGAAGAAGATGAAAATATCGCACAAGCACTTTTACGTGAACTGACTGAAGAAATATCATTAAGTGTTGAAGACGATGTTATCAAAATATATCCATTAGACCAATATCATGCAAGAACTGGAGAATTCAGTTACTACTCTTTTGTTATATTAGTCAACAAAGAATTCATACCAAAAATGAATCACGAATCAGGTGGTTATGCATGGGTAGAAACAAACTATATACCAAAGCCACTACATCCCGGCACAAGACGTACACTATTTCGAAAGAAAAAATTAAAAATCATTAAAGACATTATATCGTCACTTTGAGCCACTCCTTTTACTCCTAAATATTACTGTAAGATGAGAAGTTTTGAGGAGACATAGTGAATCATATTATAAATTTAGAAAGACAACGATTCATCCGTGACTGTAAACAAGTTCTTAAAGGTGAAAGAGTTACGGATAGCCTAAGAAGAACAATCGTTCATTCAAGCCCTGGCCATGTAGAGTATCTAAAAAGAGATTTAGATAATACAGAGGCTCGTCTTGTTGACATTGTTATTGCGAAAGTTAAAGAAGAATCAAAGAAGGCATTATCAGCAAGTAGCCAACGTATTAACATACTGGCTATAAGTGTACTTGAAAACTTATCTACTGAAAGTTCAGCATTTGCTATCGAAGAAATAATGAAAAGGTACAGAGAAAGTATCAATCCCGTAAAAGCGTTGTATTACGATTTACAAGAGATTATGTTTCTATATGATGGTAAACCAAAGAACAAACATCACCAGTTCCTAATTAACAAATTCAGAGATATCAAATCTTTTGAAAAGATAATTGAAGCCGTTGACCGAGATTTATCAGACTTAAGTGAATGTAAACTGAGAGTTAACAAACTAAAAAGAGAACACAATTATCCTAATACTAGTGAACATCTAAAGAAGATAGTAGACTTATATAATGAGATGATTCAGTGGAAAACACTGTTTGAAAAGTTTCCTGAGTGGATTAACGAGAACTCATTGCCCGTGGACCCCAAGGGTTCCAACAACTTCTGTACAACTATCAAAAAAATCTTCAAATAATTAAAAATAATTAAAAAAAGTGGTTGACAAGACGAATCACTTGTGCTATATTAGTATTATAAGTAGCAAAAGTCTAATTAACTTTTGTTAATAGTGCAAGGAAGAGGCTCCTACCAAAAGAGTCGAACTTGACTGTCCAGGGGTGGTACCCAGGCATTATCCGGAGAACGGAAGGTGTCACATCGAAGTCACTTTCGGGGATAGGTTGTACGGTTTAGAAATGGTATTTCGGTCCGTACTTGTAGGTGTAACCAAGTCCTACCTATTTTACTTTATATAAAAAAAGGGAACCCTAAAGGTTCCCTTTTTCATTTTAAATCTTAGTACAAAGTCAGTAAATTACTTACCTACTTTAACTTCAACATAGCCTTCGCCATCAGTAGTCTTGTCTTCAATAGCAATACCAACATATGCTGTCATACGTGGGTCTACTGAATTTTCAAGCCATACTGTTGCAACACCTGAAATTTCTGATGCTACAAGAATGTCACCTTTAGAAACTGTACCAGTTACTTTACATGGAACACGTCCTTGTAGAGCAATATATGGATGAGTTTCTGATGAACCTGCTTCTGAGTTCATTGCGAATGCTGGCTTAGTAGAAACTACACCTGCAATCTTAGTTGAACCATAACCTTGTGCTGAAGTAACTTCTGCTTCACCGCCAAATGATACAACTGTACCTTCTTCATATGTTGCGTCAGCCGCATATCTTTCAGCAAGGTCGGCATATTTTGCATATGTCGCCGTACCGTTGAAGTTAGTAAATGTTGCGTCACCGCCACCAGTGATATCATTACCACCCATTGCGATGTCACCTGACATAGTACCACCTGCTAGTGCTAGTTTAGTAGCAATAGAGTTAGTAACCGTAGTACTAAATGATGCGTCATCACCTAATGCTGCCGCTAGTTCATTCAACGTATTCATAGCCGCTGGAGAACTGTCAACTAATGCCGCAATTTCTGTATCTGCATAAGTTTTCGCATCTGCTTCTGCCGTATCTGCATATGATTGATATGCAGTTGTAATTGCAGTTTCACGTGCGTCTGTGTAAGCCTTAACTGATTGTTGAGTTGGAACTTTAGTAGCACTATCTGAAGCCATGTTATCTTCATCTACAACAAATGACATTGCTGCCGTTGTTGCATCAGATTCCATAACTGCACCAGCCGCCGCTACGTTAGTAGCATCTGTAACATCTGCTGTAGCCTCAATAGCGTCTAATTTGCTATGGTCTGCATCAGTGAATACATTTGAGTCTGTTGCCGCTTCAACTGCCGCTCTGATTTCTGCATCAGTTTGGTCTGCTGTAGCCGCCGCTTCAATGGCATCTAGTTTAGAATGGTCTGCATCAGTAAAGTTGTTTTTTGATAACTCGCCGTCTTGTATAGAATACGTAGTATCCGCTGAAACAAGCGTTAGTGTACCAGCCGCATCGTCATAAGTTGCAGTAACATTTGTACCGCCGACGATTAATGTGCCAACTCTATCATCTACTCTTTCATTAGTAAAGTATAGGTTTGAACCTTCTGCTAAATCACCAGTATCTGAACTTGCTAGACCTGTTGTTGAAATAACACCAGTTGATGAGTTATAAGAAATATCACCAGAAACACTAATTGCCGCACGGCTTCTAGCATCTGTGTAATATAAATTTGTTGAACCTTCAGTAATTTCGTCAGAGTTGTCTTTACCTGCTACTGATGAATCTACATAAGCCTTAACTGATTGCTGTGTAGGAACGTGTGTTGCACTGTCTGAAGCCATGTTGTCTTCATCTTTAAGATGGTCCGCGATGCTTGTTACAGTACCAGCAGAACCTGAAGTGTTACCTGTTACGTTACCTGTTACATTACCAACTACATCACCAGTTACACCACCAGTTACATCACCAGTTAAGTCACCTTCGAATGTTGCCGCTATAAATGTTTCTGCACCAACTGTCCATTTATCAACTGATTCGTCCCATAGTAATTGCTTACTTAAAGAAGTACCACGCTGAACGTCAATACCAGCATTCTGTGAAGGAGCGCCAGTTTCGTCAGAGTTAAGTTCAATAATATTGTCACCAATATCTAGTACGTTTGTGTTAATTGATGTAGTTGTACCATTAACTGTTAAGTTACCACCAATAGTAGCGTTACCTGAAGTAGTTACTGTTGTAAAAGAACCTGCGTTTGAGCCACCAGTTACAGCCGTGCCTGACGTAGTATCTACGTATGCTTTGTTTGCCGCATCAGTACTAGAAACCGGAGTTGCTAGTTCTTTAATTAATGATGAATTCATATCGATGTGGTCACCGATTTGTAAATCACCAGATACTGCGCCTAATTCACCAGTAAAGTTAATACCATTACCTGAAATGAATTTTAACGTACCAGTACCAGCAGTAGTTAATTTAAGGTCTTCGTTGTTATCTGTTGTAATATTGATTGAGCCAGAGTCATCTTCAATAACTTTCTTACCGTTAATGTATAATGAACCAGGACCAATGTAAACATCTTTCCACATCTTTGTTGCTGAACCTAAATCATAAGTAATATTTGCACTTGGCAAAATATGACCCGTCATTGTTAGGTTTCCACCCATAGTTGTTGTAGATGTTACTGCTAATGTTCCACCAACTGTTACGTTACTTGAGAACGCACCTGTTGATGTTGATACTGCGGCACCTTCTAGTGCCAGGGCGTATCCACCCGCTGTTGAACCGTTGTGGACGACAACTGTATTTTTAGTTGTATCTACTGTTACCTCACCTGCTAAGCCAGTGAATGAATTATGTTCAGTAGTTGTACCACGTCGGAATTGAATTGCATATGCTGCCATTTTCGTTTTCTCCTGAGTTTAATTTTGTTCTATTGTAAAATTATAAGACTGTTAGTGAGTATTATTGTTCTTTCCGATTCCAGAAAAATCAACTTCACAACGGTTACAGGTTACTCAGCAACCACACTCCCCCTTTCGGCTAATATTAAAGGTTAGCCTAGTAGAAATCTACTTGGGATTCAGCCAACAGGACCCTTTATCTTCCTGTCACACTGTCGTAACAGGATTCCTGTTACAATACTATTTATATAAATGTGTCGAAAAGCAATACTTACAGTTAATTTTATTAAGAACTGAGTTAATTATAAAATAACTACTTCAATCAGTTTTTTACCTTCTGTTAAGTCTGTTTCTATTGATTTGGCAAACACTGAACGACCTGCGTTCTCTTTGCCTACACTTTGAGCAAAGCCCGGCTCATTGTCTGCTGTTACGATTAGGTCACCTTTAGATACTGGTCCAATAAAATTACATGGAACTCTTCCTCTTAGTGCAACGTAAGGGTGTGTTTGTGAATTACCAGCATCAGCATTTAGTTTAATCGCTGGATTTGTAGATATAACTCCTGCAACTGAAACATCTCTTGCTTCTGTCGTTGTTGTTATCTCTGCCTCGCCACCAAATACTACAACTGTTCCTTTTAAATAAGGAACATCAGTTGCATATCGTTCTGCTAAGTCGGCATAATGTGCATGAACTGAATGTCCATATATGTTTGCATATTTTTTAGTAGTACTTCCTAAATCATATGTATTATCTAGTGATGGAATTATAGTTCCCGTAGGATTCATTGCCGCTATTTGATTTGTTATTGTTGTACTAAAGTTGGCATCATCTCCTAATGCCGCGGCTAATTCATTTAATGTATCTAATGAACCAGGTGCAGAATCTACTAAAGCATCAATTTTCAATTGTGCCCTTACATCTGCTCTTGCATCTGTGTAATATAAATTTGTTGAACCTTCTGCTAAATCATCTGTAGTAGAAGAAGCAAGTCCTTGGGTTGATATAACACCAGTAGATGAATTATAAGTTAAGTCGCCTGCTACAGATATTGCCGCTCTTGAACGAGCATCTGTATAATATAAATTTGTTGAGCCTTCTGTAATTTCGTCAGTATTGTCTTTAGTTGCAACTGCATTCGAAATTGCTGTTGTAACTGCTGATGAAGTCATTGCATCGGTGATACCATAACCTGCAATTGTAGTTGGCTTTCCTGTAAAGTTTGCCCATGCTAAGAAATGTGCTGGAAGATTTCCACCCAATGTATTTGCATCGGTTAATGATGTTGCTGTAAATGTTGTACCTAATTTTAAAACACTCATTACAGCACCATTACCCAACGGTGATGTTAATGATAGGGTTGTTGAAGACATTAAATAATCTGTTGTTGGATGTTTAACGACTCCATCAATATAAACTAGTATTTGATAATTTTGTCCTATTGTATATGGTAATGTATACGTACTAGTTGAACCGTTTCCTGTAAAGGTATGATATGTCAATTCATTTATAGGAGAACTTGTATCGATTACAATTTCGTCTCCAGATAAAGCAACTGTTAGGTCTCCATGTCCACCTGATGCTATTTTACCTTCGCGGATAGTTCTAAATTTTGCTTGAGTTGTATCTGTTGTATCTAATACTGCAATGGCTGAGCCTGCATTGATTGGGTCAAATGCTAGAGTGAATTCATTTCCTGCATCATTATAAGTTCCCGTTATTCCGTATGCGTTTGTAAACAACGAATCAATTCGGTCATCAACTCTTTCATCAGTAAAGTATTTGTTTGTGCCTTCGGTTAAATTAGTAGTTGTATAATTTGTAAGAACATTAGTAATCGCTGTTCCATCACCAGTTATAGTAGTAAATGTGCCAGAATTTGGAGTCAAGTTGCCGATAATGGTATCATTCATTGTACCAAGCCAGATTCGAACATCTGTAAAATCAGATAGTCCAGTAGCAATAATATCTGCACCTAGTGTATCTAATCCACCGAAATGCATTCCAGTAGTGTTGCCAGTTACGTTGCCAGTTAAAGCACCTTCAAAACCATTTGTAGATTTAACTTTTTGATTAAAGTCCCAACTATCTGTTGAGTCAGTCCATAAAATTGTTTTATCAGTAGTACCCTTAAGAGTAATACCGCCGCCATCTGCTGTAGTATCTGTGGGAGAACCTATTGCACCAAGTTCAATGTTCTTATCATCAATAGTTAATGTAGCAGAATTAACAGTAGTTGTTGTTCCTTGAACTGTTAAGTCTCCTGTAATTATTGTGGCACCTTCAATCTGAACTGTTCCGTTCTCAGACATGATTGTACCTGCACTTGCACCATTATCTAATACTAATTTCTCACCTTTGAGAAATAGTCTGTCACCAAATTTGATTTGTTCTGCCATTTTATTATTCCGAAAATACTAATAAGTTATTATTATATGTATTTATCTTATGGGTTTGGAATCAGGCAATAAAAAAGGCTCCCGAAGGAGCCTTTCTATATTCAATTTGTATAAATTTTTTACACGAATGAAAGGTTTGCCATAGCAATTTTTGAAACGTAGTCCGCCGCATTACCAAGTGATGATGCAGTGTTGTTTAGTTCAACATAACCATAACGAGTCATGAATGAAACTACTGGCTCAAAAGTGCCTGGGTCAACCACAACGCCTGAAGACATTAATGGTACGTATGGGCAATAGAACGCAGCCGCGTCAATTTCGCCTTGACCTTTATAGCCTAAAAGAACATCTGTTGTGTCTGAAGCATATGTATTTACATAGATACGCATAGTACCGTTTAGAGTACCAACAAACTTAGTGTTTGTAGGTGCTTCGAAAGTACCTTCAGTAGTACGAGCAAATGCTGATGTAGTAGCAGACTGTAGTACAGTCAATGCCGCTGGAGAAACTACTGCCCAGTTTGCCGCGCCTCTACGAGTACGTTGTGCAATTAGGTTTGCTTCTCTGTTCATCATTGTTGCAAGTACGGCATGTCTGTCACCAACGAAAGTTGGAGTACCAGTAAATGAACCGTTCATATCATATGATGCTGTGCCTGTAGCAAGAGCGCCTAGTGAACCTAGAACTTCTTGGTCGATTTCAGCAGTGATTTCCATAGCAAGTGCTGCCATGATTTCTGCTTCAACATCTAAGCCGTGCATTGAGTTAGCATCTTGTGCCGCTTCAAAAGTCCAACGTGCAGATAGTTTACGAGTTTTCGCTTCAACTGTTTGCTTAAGAACTTGAATTGACATTTTGTTACCAGCATCGCCTTCCATTGATGAAGTAGCCGCCGGAGCGTTTGTACCATCGCCAGAATATGATGTAGCAATATCAAAAGGTGATAATGCTTCTGAACCTGCTGTAGTTGAACCTACAGTTTCAGCGTATCTCACACGTAGTGTATGAATTTGTCCTACTGGACCAGTCATTGGTTGAACACCAATAATTTCGTTTGCAATAACAGTAGGCATTACACGTCTAATGATTGGTAAAATTACTTTGTTTAAAGTAGCAACGTTACCAGCCTGTGATGCACCTGCTGTAGCACTTTCTGTAAGTGCTGATTTTGTGTTTTCTAAAACTGATGACATTACGTCACGCTTGTTACCTTCTAAACCGTCTAGAAGTGTTTCACGAGTAGTGTCCCAATTTTTTCCTTCGAAAAGATTTTCCATCTTTCTCTCCTTTTTTTGGTTTCTTATTTAAGTCCAGCCAATTTCTTTAACTGGATTATGTTATTGGCATCGCTACCCAATGATTCTGGTGTTGAACTAACCATCTGTTCTTCACCTCTGTCACCAGTGTGTTCTGTTACTTTGCCTTCGTTTAACGATTGTTTTGCCTCTGATGAGACTTTTTCATTCAAAACTGCAGGTAAATATTTCTTAAATGCAGATTTTAAATTAGTTGTTTTTACTGTTTCAAGTAAATCAACCATAACATCACGCTTTTCTTTGCCTAGAGGCGATAAAAGACCTTCCATGACCTCTTTACGGTCCATTCTGTCTTCTAACACTTTCTGTGCAGTTTCGGCGCTTGTAATGGCTTCTTCTTTTGCAGTAATAGTTTCTTCCAACTTCGCAATCTTAGTAGCCGATTCTTCTAATTTCTTAGTAATCTTAGCAACTTCAGTTCCTTCACTCAATTGTGAAGTCATGAATTCGCCTGCGAATGTTTCAAAAATTTTACGGCCAAATTCGTTTTCTTTAGCCGCTTGAATATCCTCTTTAAGAACATTCAATTCAGAACGTAAAGCCTTGTCGATAGTCTTTTCTACCAATTCTGCTGAACGTTTGATAAATGAATTCTTAGTTTTAGTAAGAATCTCTTTACCTTCTGCTACCATGCGTACTTTAGTTTCCACTAAATCACGTTTGTCGTCATGGAATTCTGCTAGTTCACGTGACAATTGCTTAACAACGAATTCTTTAGTTCTATCTAAATGTTCGTTAACTTTTGTACGGTCTGCTCTCAGTTCCTTGACTTCGTTTGCTAGTTGAGAAGTAATGAATTTTTCAAGGAGTTTTGCATGTTCAGAAATTGCTTTCTTATATGCAACACGTTCTGCGATTAGGGCTTCACGGTCTGTTTTAAACTCATCCATTTCAGTTTTAATTGCTGTTGAAAGCATGTTATCCATGGCTTCTACAATTACTGATTTGTCGTGTTCAAACTTTTGTGCGAACTCTTCACGCAACTCGGCTGTTATCTCCTCTCTTGCTTCATTTATTTGTGCTTCCCAAGCCTCTGAAATTTGAGTTGAAACTTCTTCACTCAAAACATCTGACTCAAGTAGCCCAGCAAGGATTTCATTTTTTGCCATTGTTACTTCTCCTTCTCTTATTAAAGTTTAAGTTCTCTAATGAACTTAACTATTTCTTTAGACAAGTACTGTTGTGCAGACTTGTCGTTTTGAACATTTTGTGCTAGTTTCCATGTATCATAACCACCATTCATGTTCATTAATCCTTCGTATATTGCTTTTGGATATGCGTCCGGGGCACTTGGCTGTGCCACAATATCGACTGTAATAATTTCATAATTGCTCACGTTACCACTGTGGTCAACTTCACCAGAACCACGAGACGAGACACCTAAAGTGGCACCTGATTCGATTAGTGTTCTGATAATGTTACCCATTGGCGTAGGAACAATCTTTAGTTTACCAAAGCCGTTTGGACCATCCATCCACATATTTTCAATTATGTGTGAAACACGGTCAACGTTGACTGTCAATTCAGGTGGGTGGTCACACTCACCTAGAACTGGAAATCCTTCCTTGATTTTCGCTTGGACTGATTCCACTGCTCTTTTGATTTCTTTCACTGGGTATACTCGTTGGTTAGCATTCTTAACGTCACCTTGGACGAAAATGCCTTCCATGAACATACTCTTACTACCATCATCGCTTTCAACAATGCGTGATTGTACATTTGCTTGATTATGTGATAATCTTTCAATAAGAACTGTCATTGGTTTCTCCTAAAAAGAATTGTTACTTAGGCTTTGCTAGGTGCTGGCGCTTTTTTATTGCCAGGTACGTTAACATTACCCGTTTTCATGTCTTCTGCTTTTGCTGAACCGCCAGATGTGTTACCATCTACTTGTCCAACTGGTCCTGCGTCACTTTCGTCCGCACCACCGTCTTTTGCAACTGGTGAATCTTTATCACCATCTGCGCCAGGCTTAGCAGTTGCTGGAATAGAATACTCTTCCAACTTTTCTTCTGATTCTTCGTCTAAATCTTCAGTTGACGCTTCTTCTACTGGCTCTTCTTCAGTTTCATCTGCTTCTTCAACAACTTCTTCAACTGTCTCATCTGCTTCTGCTACTGCTTCTTCCATTTCTGGCTCTTCGATATCTAAATCAATTTCGCCTTCCATGTCGCCTTCTTCGCCTTCTTCTGATTCTGCTTCATCTTCGCCAGACATAATTTTTTCAAATTCTGCTTCTAGGTCAGATAATGCTGATTCTAAGTCTTCAACTCTGTCTTCAATTTCTTCAGCAGGTGCTTCTTCATCACTCATTTCTAAGTCATCTTCAGCCTCTTCATCTGAAACATCTTCATCATCAAAGATTTCTTCTGTTTCGATTTCGTCAGAATCTTCTTCGATATCATCGTTTAAAGATTCGACCTCTTCTGTTTCTTCAATTTCCTCAAGTTCTTCTTCTACAACATTGTCGCTTTCGTTTAAAGAATCCTCGTGGATTTGTCGTGCTTGTTCAACAACAAAGTCATGTAAAAGCGATTCCGCTTTTGCTGTCTCTTCGTTGATTAACAATTCTAGCACTTGTTCTAGTGTACTTCTTGACATTATAAGTCTCCTTAATAATATTTTCTTCATAGCCACTACAATTGCGGCAGGGTTATAGAAACGAACAAACTAATACTACATAAAATAGTAATAGTGGGTTTCATACACAAGTATTTATAGGGATTAGATGAGTATATTGACAATATACTCGAAAATGAGTGATTTTTACGGTTTTCTCCGTAGAACCTAATTTATTTAGTAAAATTCAAGGTTTGTTAAAACTATACTTAATATTGAAAAATATAGAATTATAAGTCTAATTCGCCTGCACCACCTGACGGTGATGCATCATCAGAACCGCCATATTGCTTTTTGACTTGCTCATCTTCTGATGCTTTCTGAAACTTTCTGTACTCTCTTACCTTTCTAAGTTTAGAAAGGTGGTCAAGAGTCAACCGAATTTTGCGAGTATCTTCTAAATCGATAGCCGTAAAGTCGTCATCTTCAGGATTATAATTTTCATTTATTTCAATATATTTCATACTAGTATTTATGCATCCTCGTCTGTTTCTGGTTCTGCATTCTCATCACCAGAAATTACTGAGCCTTCAGCATCTTCGTCTTCTAAGTCATCAAAGTCTTCGCCGCTAGTATCAAAGTCACCACCTGTTGGTCCCGGTGAGGCACCTACGCCTTTAAGTCCGTCATCACTTCCTTTAAGTGGGTCATCAACATTGTTCTCTTCTTTCCATAGCATTGAGTTTTCTAAGATTTCTTCTTCAGATAATCCTAAGAAACGTTTCATTGCAAAACGTTTACTGATATAATCAGCCGCTTCTACACTCGTAAATACATTCATTGCTACTTGGTCTACTTCTGCTTGACGATACTTACCGAAGTTCTGAACAACATTAAATGATAAGTCAAAAGAACTACTTTCAATCGTAACACCACGGTGTTTTAAGAACATCTTAAATTCTTTATCTAGTTCTTCAACAATAAGTTGTTGTAGTCTTTCACAATATTTTGTAAATCTAAACTCTTGTATCATTGCTGTGCCAGTTCTACCATCGTTAAATGCAGAACCATTTGCATCCATACCACCCAAATAACTTGGTGGAACACGCAAACCTCTTAATAGTTTATCGTTAAAGAACTTCAAGTCATCAATCTGACCTAAGTTCTCACCACCTGGCAGTGTTTCAACTTTAGAACCACGACCCTCGGCTGTTTGAGCAAAGAAGTAATCTTCCATAATTGATAATGGATTGTATGCACTATCAACAACGTTAGCACCACCACCAGTTTTAGATGGGATTCTACGTTGATGAATTTCATTCTTAATACGTTCTAAGTGTTGACGTGCTTTATGAGTTGGCATATCACCAACATCAATATAAAATACTCTACGTTCTGGCGCACGTTGTACACGATAGATAATGATAGAGTCTTCTAGTAATTCTTTTTGCTTATATACTTTAAATACAGGCTCAAGCATACTTGTGCCGAAAGGCCAGTATTGGTCGATACCTTCACTTAAAGATACATGAATAACATGCTTGGCATCAATTGCCGTTGTAGTCACATCATGTGCGAAACGTGAACCTTCTGGAGCACCAGAAGAATAACTTTGTTGCATACCAGCAGTTGAGTTAGGAATACCCATCTTTTGGTTGCCTGTCTGTGATAATTTAACTGTGTCTGCTGTAATGTTAAGACTTTGCATATTGATGTCTAAATCTTTAATATAATATGCTTCAATCTTTTTACCTTTGCCTTCATTTACAACAACTTTTTCAACTTTTGATGGATTTACCCAATATAGTTTATATGTTTCTGGGTCTCTTACGAATAATTGGTCACCATATTTGACTGTATTTCTAAAAATTCTAAAAATACGTTGATTCATTTTATTCATTGAACACCACTGACGTAGTGATTTTTGAAGAACTTCGTTTTCAGTAAACGATGGGTCATCATTGTATTGAATGTTAAATGGTAGTTTAGTAGTTTCACTAAACAACGTGGAAAATTCTGCGATTGTGTCTAACGCCGCATTAACTTCTGAATCCATGTCCATTTGGTCATATTGCCCATATCTTTGGGCTCTATTGGGTTGTCCCATATAGACTTCTGGTAGCCAACTGCTATATTTTGAACTCGAAGCATTGTTTGATGCTGGTCCAGATTCTACGGATGGGCGCGGAACACCATCATATGTTTTAAAGTACTTTTTCCAAGTCATAATTTTATCCTAATTCTATTTATATTAACATATCCTGTGTTCATTGTCAACCCTATCCTATATCTAATTCTCACCCAACTGATTTAAAAGTTGTTGAAGTGCGCCCAACGTCTTGTCTAGAGTTAATTTGAGTGAATCATCTAAGGCATTTCTATTATCAGGATTAAGCGCCCGAGTATTAAGCAGTGTTTGTACAACTGATTCAAACTCTAATTTTCGTGCTTCAATATCAGTTTTTGTGAGTTTGTCCTTATTATCTGTAAGTTGCTTAATCATGGCAGCACTTTTGTTAGCAAATGCATCTACTGAATCTTGATTTTTTGTACGGTTGGTGGTGCCTGCCGATTGATTTGTGAACTCAGATGCAGTTATTATATCGGCATTATCTGCATTGCCAAGTGATAATATTGTTCCCGAAACCTCAGCAACTTTCAACATCTGTCTTGCAAACCAACTTAGTGTTCTATCAGTTGTAGTTCCTACATTATTCATAGTATCGATTAAATTTCCACTTGCTTGTAATGAGTCTGCCGCTTGTTCGGCGAATTTTCTCTGTGTTTCTGTTAGAAGTTCCATATTTTTAGTAAATCCAGGCATAACATCGTTCATCGCTCTCTCCATCGCATTTGCGGCCTGTAGTTGTGCGTCTCTGAATTTTACAACTGCGGAATCTTCTCTACCGCCAGCAGATATACCTTTTGAGATATCAGACATATTTTGTGCTAGTTCATTCATTTGTGCCAACTGAACTAAAATTCTTTCATCTGATATTGCTAATCCTCTTGAGGCTCCTCCACTATAACGTTCTAATTCACGTGAAACAAATTCAGGCATGCTTGTTGCCATAAAACTTTGAAATTGTGAATCACCGCCATTTTGTAATTGTGCCGCGGCTTCATTAACAAATTTTATCATTTCCATTCCTAGTGGAGTCTGTGAAGTATCTTGAAATTGACTTGTCAACTGAAACATCTGGTCAGAACCTGCTCCCAATCTTGCGGCTAACAAGTCTGTTAGTGGATTATCAACACCACCCATCATTTGCATTGCATTTCTAACTGAATCTTGTGTTGCCTTATCAAGCGTTAATAACATACCCTTTTCAGCAAAGCCTAGGCTATCCTTCAACAAGTTCGCCGCGTCTTCCATTGAAATTTTTAATACATTTGAAGTTGCTTGAACATTAGACATGAAACTATCCATTCCATCTCTTAATTCTCGGTCAGACCTTCCTTGAAGTTGACCAGCGACACGTAACGTGTCTAAATAATTTCCTGCAATGCCGGCAACTTGACCGAATTCCATTGCAAATTCTTCCATTAGTCCACCTGGTCCCCTAGCCATACTATTAACAAAGTCTAACGTACTCTTTACACCCAACACGCCAACAGTTTTTGCAAAATCTTTAGTGAATTCTGCGGCCATACCAAAAGTAAATCCAGTATCACTAACTGTTTTTGCTACTGAAATGAATCCGTCATTGAGAGAATCTAATCCACCTAATAAACCTGATGTACGAAGTTCTTCTGCAAAATCAAATCTCTGTTCGAATCCGACTTTTGTAGCCTCTTGAACAGCCTCTGCCATTCCAAGAACTGAGGCTAATGCCGCCGTCATTTTTTCGTAGCCTCTTGCTTGTTTTTCACCTTCAAGTGTTTGTACTGCCTCTTCTTTACTAAGACCGGCTTGCATCAGTTGTTTTAACTGCACTTCTGCTTTTCTTTCTTCTCTGGCATTCTTTACTATTTGGTCAGTCAGTCCATCTACTCCCATTACGATACCTTGAAGACCTTTGAGATGTCTACTTAAAACGCCTTGAGTTTGAGTATTCTGGGCTTGTTCCTGCTTTTGGCCTCTAGTGACTTTGACTCCATTCTGTCTAAGTTCGTCACCAACTTTCTTAAGTTCTTTTGAAGACAGAGACCCACCACCCTTTACTGCATTGAGTAATTGAATGATTGAAGCATTTTGTGTCGAAATTTGTTTTAATGTTCCTGCAATTTTCGATGCAGTAGCCTCAGTAGACCACTGGGCAATACTGCCACTTATGCCCGAAATAAAAACATCTTGTTCGTCTGCCATGAAAACCCTCTAAATTATGTTATAAAACTACGTAGTTATTCTCAAAGATAAATAATTAAGATAGTTATGTATATACTTAATTATTAACTTATTATACTGTATTTATCAAAGGACAAACAAATGAACACCAATGAGAACCCATTATCAAAATATTTCCGTAAACCGGGAATATATGTACAAATTCCAACCGGTGGCAGATTTAATCCAGAAATAGAAAAAACTGTATTGGACGAGTTGCCTATACTTCCGATGACCGCAATTGATGAGATATCAATGCAGAATCCTGATGAACTACTTAACGGCGAGGCACTCGTAAACCTCATCAAAAGTTGTGTTCCAGCGATTCCCAATCCAAGAAATCTATGCAATGTTGATGCTGAAATGATATTTCTTGCAATCAAATATGCAACATATGGCAAAGATGTAGAACACACGCACACTTGTTCTGAATGCAAAGAGAAGGCAGATTACAACATAGATATCAATCATATTCTTGAAAAGTTTCCAGATATTACTGAAATTCCAGCAATTGAACATGAAGACCTAAAGATATTTGTAACTCCGCCAAAATTAGACAGTCTAACGAGACTGGCTCTAATTGAAGTAGAACAAGCCCGTATATTAAACAAAATCAAAGAAACAGCAGAAGGCGTTGAAGGTGATGAGGTAGAAATGGCAAAACAATTTGCTATTAGTTTCAGAAAAGTATCAAGACAGAACATAGACCTATTAATGAGTTCTATCGATAGAATCGAAACACCTACCGAAGCCATTATTGACAAAAATGTCATTATGGAGTTTATGGAAAATGTTCCAACCAACATTGTTTCTAAAGTAAACGAGGCAGTGGGTGTTGCAACACCAAATTTAAAGGACATATCAACGTTCGAATTTACTTGTGAATCATGTAGTCACAAAGAAAAAGTAACGTTTGAATTGAATCCTGTAAATTTTTCCTCGGCTGGTTAAAGACTGCCAGCGACACTGAAGTAACAGAGAGACAAGAGTCTTATAAGAAATCACTTGAATCTCTACACAAAAATCTGTACAAACTGTCTTGGTATATGCGAGGTGGCGTCAGTATATCTGAAATCCATGATATGCCCGCTAATCATATAAAATATCTAAATGAGATAGTAAGTGACAACTTTGAGTTGAGCAAATCTGCTGGCGTACCTATTTTATAAAAAATACAAAAAAAGTTACAAAAAGGGTTGACATCTCTTTTTCATTATGTTAGTATGGTCAACATAACTAATACAAATCGATTCAAAAACCATTTTTAATTCTAATACAACTCCCCCAAAGGCTAATAATGATTCTAATAAAACAATACATAGTGGAACTGTTAGTCGGGTTGCCGACTCGGGATTGAGGGCGTATATTATACATACGTTCGGATAAGTTGGGTGAACTCCGACACTGCTTCTCGTAAACCACACAGACTGTTTGTAACATAAAACATTTGTTACTCTAAAGGTAATGAATGACTAGTATTTACCGTACAGAAATGTACACACCGCTGGTAGATTAAAAATACTACCAACTTTGATTAAGTTTTATTCTATGTGGATTAATCAAAGTGCCGTTGGGTCGAAAGACGCAATACTAAGTTAAGAGGGAATCGCCAACCGACCTCGCCGTAACTAGCGGCTAACTTAGACATGGAATCTGATGAACTTGACAAGTATCAGCGATTGCCCCATGGATGGGCAATTGTGTCTTCCAAACTGACAAGCGAATAAACAATAAATAATATTTAAATGGAATAAACAAATATCAAGGAAATCTTCTTTGAGTGGAACGAAAAGAAATTTCCGAAGATATTAGGTCTTTAGACCTATTAAAATGAGAACACCATGAGTGAATGGACATATAAAAATAAAGTTGTAAATGAATTACCTGAGAATGTTGAGGGATTTGTATATCTTATTACGAATCTTACAAATAACAAAAAGTACGTAGGTAAGAAGTTAGCACGATTTAAGACTACTAAACCACCTCTTAAAGGAAGAAAGAATAAAAGACGTGGTTATAAAGAAAGTGATTGGAGAACCTATTGGGGTTCTTCTGACCATTTAAATGCGGACGTAAAAAAATTAGGTCCCGATAAATTTTCACGTGAAATTCTACACTATTGCCCGAGTCGAGGCGCATTAAGTTACGTAGAAGCCAAAGAACAGTTTGACCGTAGAGTACTTGAAACAGATGAGTACTATAATGGTATTATCAATGTACGAGTGGGAAGTTCGAAAATTCTTACTGAGTATCTAAACAGCGTTAAGAAGAAAGTATAGGCGCTAACAGCCACTGATAGATTCCTATCCCATCAATCAATAAGAAAAACATATTCTGTACAATCAGAGGCTTATCTTTAAGTATCAAAAAAACGTAGATAGCAATTATATGTCCTGTTGCAAATAAAGGAAATGCATATTTGGATTCTGGAATATTCAAAGATATTAAAGTACCAGCACATACAAACATGAATGTTGCTGACCATTTTATTTTTTCTATTGTTCGTGGGGATAACATTATTCTACTCTCTAAACCGTGATATCTATATTTAGGTAAAAGAAAAACCCTGCACCATTTCTGATACAGGGTTCTCCGCCTTACTCCTTTTTGTGCTTTTTTCAGTGGTACGTTAAGGTCTAACCCACCCACTCTCTTTAAGAGAGCAAAGCAACAAGTACCAGTGTCGATGAGAGAGGTTTAGAGGAGACATAGGCACCCGTTGATTATATAATATTAACATACTGGACTATCAAAGTCAAGCGATTTTGTAACTTTTTTTACATATTGTTCTTTTTTTCTTGGATTTCTGCTCTACGTACCTTTGTAAGTTTTCCAATATCGCCTAGTGCTTTTCTGGCACGAGCCGCTGAGGCTTTTACACCTTTTTCTTCAAACTTGGCATTTTCTGCCTGATATGTTTCAATTGCTTCCATAATTTGTGCGTCTGTACTCATATTATTACTCCTTTATTGTGGTGGTAGTTTCCTCCTCGTGAGAAAAACTTGTAAAACCATTCTCTTTTATTACATTTAGAACGCTTTCGACACGCCCTTGCAATTCGTCTTTGTGTGAAATCAAATACACACTTCTATTTCCATCCCTTGCCATCTTCTTAAGAACAGCAAGTGATGATTCGACACCATTGGTGTCCATTCCGCTATCTATCAATTCATCAACAAATAACACGTTAATTGTGCTGTATAATGACTCGAAAATGTCACGGAAACTCCAACTTAAACCTAAAATAAGTCTGTTTCTTTCACCTCTACTTAGGTTATCAAAGTCTAAATCACGACCTAATTCAGTAATTTCTACTGTTAAATCGCTCTGGAATACAACATCATGTGGTAATCCCAACTTATCTAAGTAATGTGCTAGGCGAGAATTTAAGTAACTTAAGTTCTGGTCTATAATCTTTTTACGAATAAAACTATCTTTATTAGTTAGTAGTTTCAATAAGAATTCTTGGTGTTCCTGTAAAGAAACCAACGAATTCATGTGTCCGTAGTCTACTTCTTCCAAGGCACTATCACGCATATCTTCTATTTGTTCTGCGTATGGGTCCTCAGTGTTCTTGTTTAGTTCTATTTGTTCTGCTAATTTCTCTACAGAAGATTGATGTTCGTATGCATCAGATAATGTACTATAGAACGTAGCAGGTTTTTTACCAATATCTCCAATACTTTCGATTAGAGTGTTATGTTCGGTTAACGAAGTTTCATTAGTAGACAGTTGTTCTGTCGCTTCGGTCTTCTGTGTACTTTTGTTTGTTAGTATCTCACCTTGTTTCTCATCGTGTATTTCTTGACCACACGCATGGCATTTATGTTCTTCGATTAGTTTTATTTCATTATCTAATCTTTCTATTAGTGCAGTTTGTTTTGTATTGTCAGCCTCGATACTATTAATCCAAGAAGTAGCAGTAGATTTAGCCGCCAAATTTTCATTATATGTAACTAACAAAGCATGGTTCTTTAATTCACCTTCAATGTCTACATGCGACAATGATTCAAGTGCGGACTCTAATGTTTCTAAGTCTGTTTGTTGTTTGTTACTCCAAACTTTCTGTCTACGTTCGATATCTTTAATACTTTTTAGAATACGAGCATTTGTGTCTTCTTTAGCCTTAAGTGAATATTCTTCTTCTTTGATTTGTTCTTTTGTGTTCTTTGAAATCTCTTTAAGTGCATCTGCTTTACGAGAGAGTTCTGTAATTCCTAGAAGTTCTTCGATAAGTTCACGTTGGTCACCAGCACGTAATGCCAGAAATGGCTCAGTGTATGTATTCAGTGCAACAATGTGTTTGAACATTGCATGAGAAAGACCAATGATACTCTCTACTTCAAATTGGGTCATTCGCATTTCACCTTGACCAGCATTCTCTACATCATTATCACCAAGTTCCATGCCATCACGCATGAAATGAAATACATTAGGAGAACGACCACGTTCAATGCGATATTCATTTCCGTTGTATGTGAAATCAACAGTAACCATCATGCCTTTGCCGTTAGTCTTGTTAATTAGATTGTTCTGCTTAATGTTTGTAAGTGCTTTACCATATAGTCCATACGATAACGCATTGATTAAAGTGGTCTTACCAGTTCCATTACGAGAACCATCCCCACCCAAATCGATGTTGTTACCCAAGACTAAAGTCAGTTCATCTTGGTTTAATGTTACAGCCTGAGTAACATTACCCACACTCATAAAATTTCTTATTGTTATATTCTTAATTATTAACAAACTTATACCTCTCTTGCGTACGTTCCATATTGTATCGGGTCAATCGACAATTCGTTGACATTGATATACTCTGGTTGATTGATTGCCCATACTACTAACTCTGCAATGTATTCGACATCAATCAGTTTTCTATCAGGATGTTTCTTTATCACACTTGGTGTTGTTAAACTTCCTGGTGAAATTAGTGTTGTTTTTATATTACTACCACCCATTGCTTTATAAGTTAAATCTCTATTGTAAGCCTTGAGTGCTTTCTTCTCTGTTGGGTATCTCCATGTTCTACCCTTTACACCAGTGTCAGCAGTTGACCCAATGTTTATAATATGTCCTTTTCTATCTGCTTCTTCCATAGCATTGTATACCGCTTCAACAATCATAACTTGTTGAAACTTCCAGATTGCAGAATTGTTAATGAAGATATCAAATTCGCCCTCGATATACTTCTCTGCCAATTTTTTCTGACCTTCGCTGGTATCTAATTGATACCCATTACTCCTGCTGGCTGTTTTATATTCAATATCAGGCATTGTGTCAAATAGATTACACATAGCCTCACATAAGCCATACTTTCGGCTCCCAGTAATTAGTATCTTTCTCATAAATTATTATAAATTTCAATAAGAACGTTCCTGTCAAAACTGCCAGTATCATCTAGTGATGCTAACTGCGAAACGACAATCTCGTCTATTGTTTCGAAATGTATTTCAGCACCAGTGTCGTTTTCATGTTCATTACTTTTGACTGGTACTAATGTTACATCTCGCAACTTGTATGTTTCTACAAATGTATCCTTAATAAAATTTGCTTCTTCGTAAGAAATATCTATATCTAGTGTTATTTTTACGTTTGTTTTTGGTAATAGATATTCGTCTGGTGCATCTAATAACTTTGATAGTGCAATCGTTCTGTATTTTGGTGCATCTTTCCAAGTAAAGAACTCTGGTTCTTTATCCCACTCTAAGTACATCCAACCTCTATCATCATCCCAATTGTCTGAGAAGTTATGAGGGAACGCATTACCAATATAAATTACATTGTCTTTTACTTGACGTTTGTGAAAGTGACCAGTGAATACATAATCTTGATGTTTGAACATACTGCCCTTTAGTCCACCATGGTCGGGCATTTCTATCATTGCATTGAGTTGAAATGTAGGTAATTCTAAATGAGCAAAAATGTATTTTGATTCTATTTTAGGAACTTTTTTCCATTCATCACCGACTAACCATGGAACAATAGCAACATCACCTTGTACGAGTGTGTCTCTCACTAAGACTATATTAGAAAGGTCATCAATGAATTCCATAGAATTTACATCACGGGTTTCACGATAGAATAGGTCGTGATTGCCCAAGATGACATAAACTTTTTCGAATGCTTTGCTTAGTCTACGTAGACCAGCAAGACTATATTTCATTGTTGATATGTTTAGACTTGACCTGTTGTGGTGCCAATCGCCTAAGAATATACAAGTTTCGCAATCTCTTTTCTTTGCGTCCTCGATAAACCAATCAACGAAATCTAAACAGTCTTCATTGTGTTGTTTTGCATTGTTCTTTAGACCCCAATGGATATCTGTAAAACAAGCGGCTTTCTTAAATAGGTTATTAGTCATTGTCGGCATAAATCTCTTTAATGGTTTCTGTTGGAATAGCATCGTCTGTAATTTTTGTTTTTACGACTTTCTGCCAACGCTCCTGAGATTTCATTTCGTGTGCCAGTTGTCTTGTCCAACTTGGCGCCTGCCCTGCTTTTTCGAGCAAGTCATCACGTATGCCTTGATTTTTCTTTTCTATATTAAGTACACGAGTGAATGAATTGTTCACTACTGTTGTGTAGTAAGCAAAGGGATTATCACTCTTATCTTCGTTAAATTGTAGTCCAATTTGTGCCAATTGTAGCAATGCTTGACCACGCATTTCATCAATATATGTATATCCACGCCAGTTTGACCTCTGAGAGTATCTTTCTACGAGTTTAATATACATCGTTGCCAACACGGCTGTAATTTTACCAGAACTTAAATCAAATTCTTTCTCTTTGTTGTAATGTGAAATTCCTACTTCATTAAGTTTTCCATCTACATATGTGTGATGGGTGAATGCAGGAAATGGTAATTTTACTTTGTGGTCTGCTGGTGTCTTTGGGTTTGCTTTACGACCCGGTTCATCGGGTATATGGTCAAATCCCATTACACGGAATATAATCTCGTCTTCCGTAAAAGAAGTAGGGTCAACTTCAAAATCTACCTGTTTCTTCTTTTTATCCTCATTAGCATCCCAAGCCAATTTTTGCAAACGTTTTGCTTTGTTTTGTCTTGCTTGTTCTACTGCATCAGGGATTTCTTTAGTTGAATACAGTATCATATCATGCTGGTGATGTTTATCTCTATCTTCAAACCAACAATAGTTTGACTTAGAGATATGTATCTGTTTCAACATATCCTTGTTATTTAAGTAGTTTTGTCGTCTTGCCATAGTCTATTCTCCTAATATTACAACAATTATAACATAAAAACCCAACGGTTGTCAACCATATAAACACTATATATAGTAAAAACTTCCTAGTCCAGAAACTTCGCATATAATAGAACGATAAATACTGTTATAAAGATTTAGGAGAAAAGAGTTATGGCAAGTCCATATTATACAAAACAACCAGTATACTTAGAAGACCCTAGTGGTAGATTTGATAACATTTTATCAAATAAAAGAGATTTAGGCCCAGCCGTTGTAGGTCCATCAATGACCATTCCTGGCGAGTGGGTTGAGGTGCCTGGTAATAATAGTTATAGGGCTCCAGGACAAACCTTTGATTTGGGTAGTTCACCGGGAGAGACACGCAGTAACTTAGAAATTCATGGACCTACTAGACTTAATTTTCCGTATACGCCCACTACTTCTATAATCAATAGTGCAAACTATTCGTCTTATGACTTGACACATAGTAACTTTCAACAACGTGCGTTTGATAGTCATATGAATATGGAAATCAACATAACAGCACCAATGATTGTAAGAAGTGAAGAAGAAGCATTGTATGTATATAAGGCGGCAACATGGATTAGAAGTACGATGAAGATGTCTTGGAAGAATGACGTAGACCCTGGCATGCCACCACCGATATTGCGATTTAACGCACATGGAATATATGAAGATGTGCCTTGTGTTGTTCGTGACTTTACGTGGAACTTAGACTCAGATATAGATTATATAGAAATACAAGACCCAACATCAGACAAATTCAAAGTAATGAGAGTGCCAGTTACAAATATGTTTGTATTGACCTTATCAGTTACTTACTCACCTAAGAGTATAAGAGAGAACTTTAGTGTTAAAGATTATCTTACGGGCAATTTAAAGGACAAAGGCTATGTATAAAGAAGAATCACCATGGAATAGAACAGGAATCATAGACGAAACTGTACTAGATATAATGAAAAAGAGATTTATCTATAAAGACCCATTTGATGCATATTACACGATACCTCAAGAATTTGACGAACGTCCAGATTTGTGCAGTTATAAGATGTATGGTACTGCGAAGTATTGGTGGATATTTGCCACTAGAAATGCAGATATTATAATTGACCCTATTAGAGATTTTTCTGCAGGAACCGAGATTAGAATCCCAAGCAAAGATAACATAGCAAATATGGTGTAAAATAATGGACAATACTATTTCGGCTACGTTAAAAGATGTTGTAGATAAGCATGAAGGCTTCTTAGAAAATCCTCTTGATGTCTATGATTCTTACACATACACCCTAGAGTGGTTTGTGTGTGACCGTAAAACAACAAGAGAGTTTCAAGAACAAGAAGCATTTAATATGGAGACAATCGTCTCCGACGGATGGCCACGTCTAACTGATAATGCTATAACAATAGCAAAAACTGGCGTTACTACCGAATTCACAGTGGCAGATTTGACTGTAGAGGCTGTTGGTGTGGGTAATGGAGATTATAGTAAGATTGCTGGAACAGCCGATAAGTTAAGTTTCACTGTTACCCAAGTTGGCAATACAAGTCTAGCAAACAGTTTACAAACTGTGGTTGCATTGTGTGGATTCAGTTCTATTACTGATGCTGAATATTTTATTAAAATAAATTTCGTAGGTCACGGCACACATGCGAAAAAAAAGAAACTTTCTCAAACAAAGGTTATACCATTTAAAATCGTAAATTATCAAAACTTAAATACTACAACTGATGCAAGAGGAACAACAACGGTCATTAGTGGACAAGTTCCGGCCGATAAAGTTGTAATGGACACTGATGTTGCGAAGACCCAACATGGATTCAGTTACAAAATAGCCAATAATTTAGAGGCATCATTGACCAACTTTTTTGCAAAATTAAACAAGTCTATTGAAGATAACGACAAGGCGCTTCTTGAATCTATGAAACACACATATGGTTACCAGTTCTCTGACCGAGTTAGAACTTTAGGATGGAACAACAGCGGTATGCCTTCAGAACATTCTCTCAATGTCAACAAAAACATGGTCCCAGTCGCAGAAGGCAAAAATCAGGCTGAACCTGCAGAGGGAATAGGACCTGGAAATCATATCTATAGTATTGTAGAAGAATTGTGTAGTGTATCTACGTTGATTAAAAAAGAAATTGTGTCAGACAATCCAGGATTTACAAAAGTTCTAAAAATAACTCCACATTTGCTGATTAAACCAGATGGATATAATCCTGTCAAAGGAACAGAAGCATATGATGTTTTATTCTTTATAGACTATGAAGAAAAAGTCGTTGTTCATAATATGCCAGACCAATTAAACAAGATAAGAAATAGTAGAAAAATGGTTGAAGACATGTTTGCAAACGGACACGTAAACAAGAAATATGAATATCTTTTTACTGGAAGAAATGACCAAATATTAGATTTCAATATTTCATTAGACGCAGAACTAACAAAAATATTTTCAACACCAGACGATATTTGGGCATATGAGCATTTTAAAAAAGAGGGAAATCAGAGTATAATACTAGACGAACATCATCAAGAACTGGTTGACAAAGCGAAAAATAATTTTGAGAAATCAAATAACGAATATTTAAAACATCAAACAAGAGCAGATAGTTTAAAAAAAGAATTAACAAATTTAGAAGATGATTATAGAAATAAAATAATAACGGAACTCTCAAACCAGCGAGGTGGTTTATCACCTATGGGAATAGAGCGTGCCTTTGGTGACAAATCACTAGAACAATTGATGAATGAATATTCTGTAGTAGATGAGGTACAGGAAACTAAAAAGGGTGGTTTGGTGAATGGGAGCCCTGGCGCTAAGCCTAGAACAATCACAACAACAACTACAATGATTGGCGAGTTGAATATTACTCATATGAAATCAAATTTGAGTAAAAAAGAAAAAGCAGTTAACGAAGCACAAGAAAAAGCGAAGAAATATGAAGGTGTGGCACTTAGAAAAGAAAAATTTGCACAAGATGAATATTCAAACGCTATTGCTTCTAAGTTGAATACGAACAACCTAAACTTTCAAGAAGTAGGAAGCAAAGTATTCACTGACATTCGAGATATAAATCCTGACGGCAAAAATCTTATACTTGCTGAAGAACTTGGAGAAGATTTAATAAATCGTCTATCCAATTCAGATTATGAAATTATACTTAAAGCACAAGCAAATAATCCAGTCACATTCAGAAGATTAATCCAGGGGATGGAATCAGATTCTAAACCAGTCGCTATAAGTCAAGGAGATGAAACAGAGATTGAGTTAGCGAGAGAAAAATATTACGAAGCAAAGGGTGGTAAGTTGAGCATGATATATGCAGATATGACCATCAAGGGCGACCCTTTTTGGTTAGAAGGATATATACCACCAGCAAAAGAAAAAGAAGTTTTTGGCGATAAAGGCAGTGACTTGAAATGGAATATACATTCAAAACTTAATGGATTTCCTTATCTAGTATTAAAATCGGGTGTCGCAAAGGGCGTTGACGAAAATGAAAACATTAAGACTAGAACACTTGTCTTTAGTTTATACGCAGTAAGAAGTATCACAAGTAATTTTACGAATGGCATGTTTACTCAAAACTTAAGCATGGTAAAATGGACTGAAGCAGAACAATTTACATCTGAGGCTGCCGAGAAAGTTGGAATGGTTGAAGTTGAAGGGAACACAAATTCGCCAGGACATCCATCTAATCAAGGTGGAGTACCCATCGTTGATACAGAAGTAAAGTCTAACTATACAGGACCAACATACACTGGTTCAGATGGCGTTGAACGAGACGGCTTTGGACGTGATATAAATGGATATTACTATGTAGAAGGTCCAGGAAAAATGGAACCGATTGAAGTGACTCAGGAAAGAATGCAAAACGCTATAGCGGCAGAAGGAACTTTACTAGAATGGCTAGATGAACACATCGTAGTACCATCAAAAGAATATTTAGTAAAGAGAAGTGATGAAGCAGAGGCGAAAGAACTTGACGCTTTAAACAACAAATCAGAGAGTATTAAAAACAATCTCAACAAGATTGATACTCCAGTAATTAACTTCGTTAATGATGCACTTATTAGACAAGCAGAAGCGGCACATTATCTTTCGGACTATAAACGTGCGAAAAAAAGTTGCAATAGTGGCAACCAATCTTATTGTGACCAAATAAAAAATTCTCAAAATGACATCTTAGCGCCTTTCGGACTAACTACAAACGATGTAGGAAAGTTAGGAACAGCAACAACAATTAATAATGCGATTAACACATCAATAGCCGGTGGGGCAGTCGTGACTGCACATGAAGTTGCAATGTGGCAACATACTGCTGGAATTTCTCTTAACATTACTGGACATGACCCAGCAGATATAGAACGTAAAGTTAGAGAATTAACAAACGAAAGAACACCAACATATCAGTTTAGTTCACTACCAATGGGAGCAAGCCTAGACAATGCTGTTTTGAATGAAGAAGTGCTACTTAATACTGAAGAAACAGAAGATGTAGTTATTAATGGAACTCCCGACACGTGGGATGAGAAAAAAGCATATGACGACCAAATAAGATATCCAAATTCAAATAACGATTGGAAAAATACTTTTTGGTTTAAAAAACAAGTTGATGAAATTGTAGATGAATCTTGTCCTGAGAAAAAATTTAATCCGAAGACAAGAAGATTAGAGTGTACTGGAATTAAAGAAGGAACACTAATTCCGGATGAAGTAAGTGCAATAAATTCTAAAGCAGGCGAACTTAATACCATCTTACAAAACACAGAATTGTCGGCCGAAGATATAGAAAGACAACAAACGTGGACAAGTGATGCATTTGAAATGCTTAACACCAAATTAAATAAGAAAGACTTAATTATAGGTAATACAGAAAATAAAGCCATGAAATTTGCTTTAAAAGATACAATTAATTCTTCTGTAGTGGTAGATTCACTCACTGATGACGAGTATCAAAAAGCCGCTGGTTTAGTTGAAGATATCAATGCTATCAATTCGTCAGCAACAGATGGAAGTCATCGTAGTGACTTGACCACTGCTGCCTATGTCGGTCAACTTCAACATGAATTAGAGACCTTATCAGCAGACGCAACTACATCCAGTACAAATCTAAATTCATATTATTTTGATAATGCATATCGAGATGTAGAAGTTAAAAATCTACAAGAACTTGAATTACAGATGGCAATAAAGGACCTTACTCTTCCAGCAGAAACAATGACTGGCGTGGCAACTATAGTAAATTCTGGAACTCCAACTTATATTCCAATAAAAAATCCAGTTGACCAAATTGAAGTCGACCAAGCACCAATCTTGGTAAAAACAGGCATTAATACTGCGGACATTATATTGCCGGGAAGTTTAAAATCAAGATATTCTAAGAATTATGCTGGTGAAGGTATTGGTTGGGCATATGCAATGCAGAATCCTGATAAAGTATCTCAATATAATGAGGCTAAAAAAATATACAAAATACTAGTTAGTAGTGATATTGGAGACATGACTACGGTAACTGATGATTTGGGCAAGGACTTTAAAGTTAAAGACTTTAGTAATATTGCACCAATTACATACACTGATGCAAACGGAGTTTCACAAACAATTAGTAATCCTAGTGCATATTTTGGTATACACACGACTACATACAATGATATAAATCCATCATATGCAAGTGACTATAATGTTTTAATGGGAAAAGTTGCAGATTTATTTCCAGATATCATATCAGGACAAAAGAGCCAACTTATAAATGGCAAACTTCCTAAAGATAATGATGGGTCACTTATGTTAACATTAACAGGCGATAAATTTTATATTGACAAGTAATAAAGGAATTTAACTATGGCAAAAGAAGGAAAATTAGTTGGACAGTTTAGGTCTGCCGCGGCAAACGAAGCATCTCCTATTACTAAGAAATTAGGTAAAGGTATATTTAAAGCCATAACTGTAACAGAAAATTCAAAGGGCGAAAAATTTATTGACCCAACAGGCCAAGGTAGAGTTGCCGCATATATTCCTTCATTAGGTGAAAATGGAGAAGACCCAAGATTTTTTAGACACGCACAAACTGGTGCATTGTTTAATGTTCCAGACAAAACGGGTATTACACTTCTTGTCTTCTTTGCTGATAGTGGTAGTTCAACCGAGGGATTTTGGTTTGCAACATCAACTGATGTAGTTGACATAGTTAGTGGTGGTGCTTCTGGAAAAGCAAAACCCGAAGAAGGTTCTGCAATCGGCACAGGTGTTTTTGCTGATATTCAAACAATGAAAGTTCACAAAACCCAAGATGAGGTAGAACTGGATGATGCAACAATATCAAACAGTGCAACAAATAAAACAGTTGCCGACCAAGGAACATATAGTGATTCTCTAAGAGGAACAACAACTACAACTCCTCGTAGAGATGCCGCATATGACAGAACACAGCATTCTAAAGTTATGGGAATTAAATCATCAGGTGGGTCTTCTTTCTCTATAGATGATGGAAGTGTCGGTGATGACGGAACAATTCATCCCGAGCAAATAAGAATAACGACTTCTTCAGGTGCTGGAGTTATATTAGATGGCGGAAACGATTTTATTTACGTTGTTAATAGTTCTGGTTCTGGATGGGTAGAGATTGGAGCAAGTGGCGAAGTTATGGTATACGCAGAGGGCTCGTTAAATATGAGAACCGAGAAAGACTTCAATGTTAGAGCAGACAAAAATATAAATCTTGAAGCAAAAGAAAACATTAATATTAAGAGTATTGAAGGCAACACTAAAGTTAATTCAGACAAAGAAATACATCTAAGAAGTAAAGGTAATACAATGTTGCAAACTGAAGCAACTCTTAATGTAAATGTTGGAGTTAATGGTTTTGTAACAACTGGTGGTAAATTACACTTGAATGGTCCAACTGCACCAGAGTCAGAACTTATTTTAGTTACAGAACATCCAGATATGCAAGATTTAGCATGTACAATAGTTAAAGATACTATTGTATCTGAAATGCCAACACACGAACCTTTTGTTAGACCTCATTCTAAAAAATTATCAACAAGCCAATTTGCAATAGATTCTGCTAGTAAAGATGGCAAAGATAAAGCGGGAATAAAATAATGATATACGATAAACGTCCAGGCTCACTACTAAATTACATTCAGTTACCATTGCATGTTATAACTGAGAATGGAACATTCTTGGGAACAGGCTATGATGAAAATGATAAACCTACATACATACTATCACATGTAAAAGTAAATTTAGAAAACGTAAAAGATTTAACATTCTCGACAATGAGCAAAGATGCAATTATATTAGATAATAAACCTACACTCACAGTTGAAAATAACGTAGTTGGTTATAATTATAAAATATCTGATACTGAAACAAATTATGGTTATATTACAGTTGCATCTACCCGAATAGATATTACAACTAATAAAATAACAAAAGGAATGGCAGATTTTATCTTAGAGAAACAATTAAGAAATATTGGTAATGTATTAGAAAAGTTTATTAAAGTTAAAATATCACAACCACATTATGATGCACTCTTATATCATTTCTTTAATGAAGGAATTAGTACTATAGAAAATAGTTCGATTGTTGCACTTATAAATGCACAAGACTGGTACTCAATAACAGACGAAATTCAAAAGAATATAAAAGAGAACGGAAAAGTAAACGAAACACTAGCAAATCAAAAGATAAAAACTGCTAAATTGTTTAGTTTTGTTCCGGGATTTTAACGACTTGATATAACTTTATCTGCTAGACCAAATGCTACGGTTTGTTCAGCATCCAAGTAGTTATCACGTTCCATCGCCTCAGTCAATTCATCAAATGTCTTGCCAACCGTATTGTGAGTTACGTAAATTCCAGTTAATCTTTCTTTCATTTTCATAATCTCATCAACTTGAATCTTCATATCAGTTGCTTGTCCACCTGCACCACCACTTGGTTGATGTATCATTGTACGACTGTTTGGCAATACGTGTCGTTTTCCTTTAGCACCAGCCTGAGCAAGTAATGAACCCATTGAACATGCTTGACCCATCACTGTAGTTGCTACTGGACACTTAATAAACTGCATTGTGTCGTAAATTGCCATACCAGATGTCACTGCCCCACCCGGTGAATTGATGTAAAAGTGTATATCTTTGTCTTGATTTTCTGCTTCTAAGAATAATAACTGGGCACAAATCAAGTCTGCTTGGTAATCATTCACTTCACTAGTCAGAAATATGACTCTTTCCTTTAATAGACGAGAGAAAATGTCGTAACTACGTTCTCCATTAGTTGATTGGTCAACGACCATTGGTACTAGATTTGGCATGAATTGTTATCCTTTGATATAATTAATAGTATTATTTAGTACTATAATAACAGAATTGCATCCATTTGTCAATCTAAAACTACGAATATTAAGTGGAGATAAATACATGTGTAATAAACTACAGAGAAAACAAAGTTATGCCATTATTTACAGGTTTTAGTACCAAAAATGCAAATGCGATAAATCACGAGTTACAAGATAAAGACTTGGTGATTGAAGACCTTATGAATCATATCATGACCCGTAGAGGGGAACGTGTGATGTTGCCTACTTATGGGTCAATTATACACGAAATGATATTTGAGCCACTGACTGAAGAAACAACTGAGTTGATTGAAGAAGATTTAACAGACATTATAAATGATGACCCGAGATGCAGTTTTGTTAGCGTTGACATTACTGAATCAGACCATACAGTAAATGCTATATTACGACTTGAAATATTGCCATCAGGCGAACCAGTAGAGTTGAGTATAGACTTAGCAAGAGAATAAAAGAGAGAATATTATGAGCCAAGAACGTACAGATAATTTATTCGCAAGTGAGAGTTGGACAACAGTCTACACTGCTTTCACTAACGT